ATGTTTATTGGCATACTATCCAAAAGCAGAAAGTTATATGATGAATAGAAGTTATAGAGTATTAGTAGAGGAAAGGCCGACTGAACTAGAGGAGTTACATTATCCTGCTGGTAAAGGAGATATTAAAATAGTTCCTGTTATTACTGGAGAAAGCGGTAGAGGACTTGGATCTATTTTGTTAGGTGCTGCTTTGATAGGAGGTGCTTTTTTGTTTACACCATTAACTGCTGGATCATTTTTTTCTCCTATTGTTGCTCCAGGTTCATTTGCAGCAGCCCTTCCAATGACAAAAGCAGCAGTTTATTTAGGTGGTTATTTAATTCTTGGTGGTATTTCTCAAATGCTTACTCCAACTCCACAAACCCCAGAAGAAGATCCAGAAAACAGTTTTGCTTTTAATTCTCCTGTTAATACAGCCAGGGCAGGTTTAGCAATACCTTTAATTTATGGAGAAAGACTTGTTGGTTCTGCTGTAATTTCAGCAGGTATTACAACTGAAAGAGTTGTGGAGCAATAAATGGAAGAAAATAATTTAGATCGAATAAGTGGTTCTGGCGGTGGTGGCGGTAAAGGCGGTGGAAACCCCACGACAGCAAAAGATAATTTAGATAGTATTGCAAAAATTAAAGTTTTAGATGCTTTAGGAGAAGGTGATATTGATGGTTTTGCAACTCCAAGAAGTTTAGGATTATCAGAAAGTGACGCAAATTATAATACAGCATTACTAAAAGATGTATTTTTTGATAACACTCCAGTTTTAGAACAGACAGCTAGTGTTCAAAATCCATTAGATGAAGATTTTAATTTTGATGATGTAACGATTGGTCATAGGAGAGGCACAGGTACTCAATCAGTCATACAGGGGTTTTCTGCAACTCAAACTGAAGTATCTGTAAATAAACCAGTGACAAAAGAAGGTGCTACTGCTGAACCTTTTGAGGAAATAAATGATGCCTCTGACACCATTGACAGAATTAGATTTACATTAAACTTTCCAGCATTGCAGAAATTTGAAAGTGATGGAGATATTGTAGGAAGTAAAGTAGAGTATAAGTTTTTAATAAGTTATGACGATGCTAGTTATATTAATATGTCAATTGACGAATTAGGTGAAGAAGTTACTTTTAACACTACTGGCCGAAGTGGAGACTTATATCAAAGGAGTTATGGTTTTAAATTAAGAGAGTCTGGTTATACAAATAATATAAAAATAAAAGTACAAAGAGTAACAGACGACCCAGGGACAAAAACACAAAACTCATTTACTTGGTTTTCCTACACAAAAATAAAGTTCGACAATAATAGATACCTTAATACCGCTTTAGTAGGTTTACAGACTACAGCAGAACAATTTAGTTCTATACCTGTTAGAAATTATAGAGTTAGAGGACTAAGAACAAGAATCCCAAATACAGGAACAGTAGCAGCTGGAACTAGTAAATTAGCAGGTAGAATTATATATTCTGGAACGTGGCCTGGTGCTGGTGCTAGCGGTAATAGTAATTTCACGAATACATGGCATAGCGATCCAGCGTGGGTACTTTGGGATATTTTGACAGAAGAAAGATATGGATTAGGAATAGATCCAACTACATTAGATGAATTTAGTTTTCTTGCAATTTCTCAGTACAACAATGAACTTGTAGCAGATAGAGTACCAGCTTCATCTGTCACCTCTGGAGCGTGGAGCCAACTTGCTAATAAAACATTTGTTGATGTGACAACTTCTTCAGATCATGGACTTAGTTCCCGAGAT